CATACAGCGATTCAGCAAACGTTAGCGACGATGGTGCCTTGGGCGGTTTAGTAATATCACCGACGATCGATGTGGGAATAACGTCAAGTGCCAACCCTCGCTCGATTACGTTGTACTTGCTCGGGTTGTGTTTTGTGGCAGTGATCGAATACTGGTGAGTATCCGTCTCGCTCACACCAATCACACGCCAACTTTCCCCCACTAAATCGGGTGTCTGAATCATCCAAGGCGTATTGATCAATAGCGTCGGATCAACCGCACCCCATCCCCGTGGGATATTAACCACAGCATAACCAGCGGGATTTTCGGTAGTCGAACTAACCGCATACGTCGTTTGTTTTGCCGTGGCTGGATTGATCACTGATAGATAGTCCAGACGGTTGGTAACTACGTCTAGTTTGCTATAGAGGACATCCAACGTCACGTCATTGCCGACAATATCAACAATCCGCCCCGTCTGTCTACGTCCCGAGCGCGTGGGGTCAATTGTCCGAACCACTTCACCGGGACGACAAAACATCCCATCGGATGGGACACCGAAGTTAATCACTTCAGTCTCGTTATTTTCAGTGTAGAGCAACCATTTACCCACTCTTGCAGCCTGACCCCGTGAGTCACAACCAAACGCCGTTACGGTTGTTTCATGGTACCCATATCGCGCGATCGCGGGTAAATCCTGGACTACCTCTACCTTCTGTTTATGAAAATCACTCTTATCCAGATAGGTAACCAGGACAACGGTATGCCGCGCCTTTGAGCCTGTACCAGCATAACTAAAGTTGGGTGTGGTGATCTGCCCTTGATCATCCACTTCCTGCAATGTGTTCTCGTCACCGTAGAATCTTGTGTAGTTGGTTGGCGCATCCTGCGTCGCGGTAATTAATCCATTTGCCCAGTAAACCATCCCTCGGAATGTTGACGCTAACGTGTTCAGTACGTTGTAAGCATCATCCGCCGATTCAATGTATGCGTTACAGACGAATCGCGGCTCGAATCCACCAAAGCCATCAGCGACCGTCTCATCGCAGTATTGACCGATGCTATAGAATGCCGCTTTATCCAGCAACGCCGCATCCACCTGACGACCGCACCCGTTAATGTCGTCCTTGACGAGGTAGTAAAATAACCAAGCGGGATTGTTGGTATATGCCCGCTTAAAGTTCCCCGACCATATCCCCGTATAGGTGCGAGTGACCGGATCATAATTGTCCGGCACATCACAGATCCACCCGCCCAAATCCACACCAACCGGAGGGATGTTATTAAATTGTTCCGCGTTCAAACCGATCGCTAACGTTGCCGTATTAACATAGGCAATCGAAGCATTGACGATCGACGTGTACGATTGCCACACTAACTCATCTTGCACCTTAGCGCTATTAGAATCGGGTGTGAGGCGCGTTACACTGATCTTGTAGTTAGTGCCTGGTTTATACAGTGGGATGCGGTAGGACTGCTCATAGGGGCCGCTGGACTTACCATCAAACGCATCGTTTAGAACGTTGTAGGTTGGCCCGCCATCCACCGATAAACCGATGCTGAAATCAACCCGTGTTCCGACGGCTCCCTCTTTGTCATCGTAGCGTTGTAATGAGCTAACGGATAATCGCACCACAACAGCGTCCGCATTTGCGTCCGATAATGTCCGATTAATCGTACCCGCAAACGATGACAGCTTTACACCAACCCCGAACTCGCTGGCAATGTCCGTAAACCCGGCGATCGGTGTTTGGAAGTTTGTGCCCGTGCGGTAGTCGATCGTCACATCCTTAAAATTGAACGTCCCATCGGCATTCTGGATTGGCTGGTTATCCAGATAGATCCGCTTCAAGGGTTCCGCACCCAACCCGTCAATTTCACCCGCTGCCATCGCGTACAAGACCTGCGCCCGCGAAGATGACCGCAACGAATTGGGCGTCTCTTGAGGTCTTGACCCTGCACCACCTTTACCTCCGCCACCGGAACCATGGAATCGGGAGTATTCGGTTGTAGGGGTAAGTAATGCAGGCATTAATATACTTAGTATGTTAGTACCATTATACCATACATGACGTTAAACGGTTTGTGCTACCGATATGGGATATCCCATATCGGTGAACACCCTGTAAACCAGGACTTTCAGCCACATCATGCCATAACGATGGCTGTAGGGTCTCTACGTTTAGCGACGTTTTAGCTGTAGCGCTTATACAGTAGGGTTTTTGATTAGGTGTCCATTAAAGTTGTAGTAACTATTTGTTATACAAGTCTAATGGACACATCCTGTAACAGCGTCACAGCAAGGTTTTCACTTTCATGGTGCATCCTATAAGGCTTGGTGCTGCCATGACTCACACGATAATGGCTATAACGCCTGGTTTACAGGTGTTGTAGCGTCTTGACATGGCGCATCATCGGTAAACGTCCTAGTATGATGCGCCTGTATTGGTTGTCATTTGTGGGGTGCAAAACGGCTGGAACCCCTGTAAACCAGGACGTTTCGGTGATTGTCGGTAGGCTGTGGCGGAGTGTGTGGGTTTTCTGGAAGTCCTGGTTTACAGGGGTTCCAGTCTACCAAGCACCGATCACGTTAGTCCCAGGCGGTGACGATACGATATACGTGGCTGTGGCATACGATCGCAATACAGCGGGTGGGATGACTAATCGTTCATTTGCCGTCAATGATGCCGATAGTACCTTTGAACTATCTAGCACAATATATTTTCGACCAAGTAGCAATGGTACGGGGATACCCTGTGTGGCGGTGCCCCCCGCCCGGTCGATGAGCGCTGAACTATCATCCTTACTATCCTTATTCTTGGGCTTCGGTGCGAGTAGTTGACTGATACCGGATAGCACCAGCGAGGCACCCAGTAAACCAAGGGATGTACCACCGCCAATACCTGCAAACGGCACAAGCACCGCCACACCGATCAGGGCAATACCCAATAGGATTTTGCCAAACGAACCCCCCGAACCGCTGATCATCGGGGCAATCACAATCACGTCATCTTGCACATGATTATCCAATTCGTCTACGTCATACCCCTCGGGTTTACAGGGGTTACAGACTCTAAAGCCCTGATATGCACTACCAACGTTGGAGCTATCAATCATAAACTGTGCCATCCCATCGATCTGACACGTCAGCAATCGGATCGCTTCCGATGCCGTGTTTACAGCCAGATCATATTCCCTTCCGAATCGTCTACCCAACTCACCCAACAGTTTTATCTTCATATATGTAGTATAATAGTACTACCATTATACCATTTTTCTAAATGTCCCGAAAACCAAGGCCGGAGCCTGTATAATTATGTAAACCCGTTAGAGAAAACTCGAATGAAACGTCTTGCATCTATTGTCGCGATCGCTGCCTTATCCCTACCCTTGGCTACTTCGGTTAGTGCCGATGAACTATCGTATGCTCTAGCCTATGAAGAGGAGATTGAAGCCAGTTACAATACGTTCCGCGAGGGTGGCAGTGTCGATATCCCGCTATTCCGAGCCATCTTCACCGAACTAAAACGAGAGTTGATTGTAGACCGGGATGGGACACTTGATACGGTTGGTGCGATGAAGACTAAAATGTGCGCGGGTTATGACCCGGATAAGTATCGAGACGCTAGCACTGTGGTTTTCAACGCCAGCAAGAAACGAGCTAGTGACAGAATTCGGCATCAGGCAAACTATGTAAAAATCGGTAAACTAGATAAACTCCCATGCCATTAATCCCCTATCAATTCATCGCCAAGGCATACACCGAAGTTCTGGGACGGACACCCCAACCGTCCGAACTGGTACAGGCGCATAACGCTTTCACCCCCAACGGTTGCACATACACAAGCGTCAACAATGCGGTTGACGCTTTTCTGCTAAGTGCTGAGTTTCAATCAATCCCATTAACCAGCCGGGAACGGGTACAGACCGTCTATCGGTTCATGCTGAATCGTGATCCCGATGCGGGCGGGTGGGACTATTTCGCAGCATTGCCCCTATCGCAAACGATCAATGGTATCAAGCAATCAGCCGAGTACAAACAGTACGTACTAGCATTATGCACGGGTAAAGCGGTACGTTTTGGCATTGTGCCGATCGCGGGTGCCTCACCGGATACTGCCCTACGTCAGCAATTGGCAGCGGCAACACCAGGACAGACCATCACCATCACGGGTCGCATTGCTGTATCATCTCCGCTCACCATCCCCAACGGGGTGACGTTACAGGGTAAACCGGGACACTATGCCGCTAGTGCGACGTTACTGCGTCAGAGCGCGTTCTATGGGCCTGTGGTGAACGTTACGGTTAACGCCACCCTGCGACACCTAACGGTCGATGGGCGACGGACTGACGTGGGTTACGCGCAAGATTCACCCAATATCGAAGTGATCGGATCGGGTGCCACGGTGGCAAATGTCCGATCGCAGAATCCAGCGGGTTGGACGATGTTGTTTTGCTCACCCCATTACGGATCGGTTAACAACGTGACGATCAAGCAAAACACTATGATCGGGTATGGTACCAGCCGCGACACTGTAAACAGTAAGCCGGGATGGGCTGATGGGATTTCCATTGCCTGCGAGAGTGCTAGCATTGCCGGGAACAATATCATCGATGCCACCGACGTGGGAATAATTAGTTTTGATCCATACAATCGCGGTGCGCGTCATCAGTATTTTGGTAACTATGTACTAAACACGGTGAATATTTGGGCGATGATCGGGATTGATCAGCAAGAGGGATATAAGTCATTTGCTAACACGGTGTTTGTTGGTAATCTGCTGTTTACCGCTGGTAATGCCAATGCGCGGATCGGCGTGATCAATGGGGCATCGCCTTGGGCTGGCAACAAATCGACTATGGACACGGCTCAATACGTCGGTAACTATGGCTATGTGCGCTATGAGCTATACGGTGCCAATAACGATAGTCTCACACCGATGTTTCTACCCGATGTGGGATTGGTGCCAACGGGGGCGAAGATTAATACCCCCTGCGTCGGTGCAAAGTATCCGGCTACTGGCACGACGTATAACTGTCTGATGTCGGCGCGGTAAGTGTCACTGTGACAGTTATTTATGTAAACCCCTTGCCTGATTTTGGGTTAGGGTGCATACTGGATCTATACACGAACCGGAGCAACCGACCATGAAGCGAGTCACAAAAGAAGAATTCTACAACGTTTTAGAATATTATGATAAAGATGTGATTAGCCGCATAACAAATGATAGATACCCTTACATTCACGAATTCACTGAACGACAATCACGTAAACTATTTGGCAGAATCGAACCATTAGATCATTCTGTCAAATATCCGGTAAACCAAGTTTACTATCTGGCATAAATAATCAAATCTATGCTATGATCGGGGAGTGATGATGCTGATTCGTTGGTGTTCATAGTCATAGTTTCTCCTTGGTTGATCAAAACCCCGGTAGCCCTAGCGCGTAGGAGATTACCGGGGTTTTTCTTTGTCGT